GTTTGCGATGCAATAGTGTAATAAGTTGTGTTCCCATTACCAACTACAGCAAACGATTGAAACCCTGTAGACGCACCGTCAAGCGTAACAGTCCCCGTACCTGTCGTGGTAGTGGTTTCCTTTACGCGATCTGCTAATACAAGTGCCATAGTATGTCCTTACACAACCATCTCAACTTCAACCCAGTTAGGTGTTTGTGAGTCGTCTATATTTTGCCAGTTTGGAGTCTCGCTGTCATCTATTGTTGTCCAATAAAAATAATTCATTGTGCCAACCTGACCTCTAGCTGAAACTCCGCTTAACGCTACCGTCCTGCTTGACCCAACTGACCCAACACTTCCTGTAGCCTGTACGCCGTCTTCAGTTGGGCTATTAGTTTCTGTAACATCACCAACTGCGCCAGTAGCTTCAACACCGGTTAGCGCAACAGTTCTAGTAGTACCTATACTACCGACCAAACCTGTAGCTACAACACCCGTTTCGGTTGGGCTGTTAGTTTCAGTAACATCACCTACCGCGCCAGAAGCGGCCACTCCATTAAGCGCCGCAGATTTGGAGAAGATCATGGTGCCAACAGCACCCGCAGCCTCCACACCAGTCAATGCAACGGTACGACTAGAAGTTAGGCTACCAACTGCGCCAATAGCTTCAGCACCTTGAAGACCCGCTTCAATACCAGCAACACCAACCGATCCTTCTTCGCCGTTAGCCTCAACGCCAGTTAATGCAACCGTGATAGTTTTGTCAACGTTACCTACCGAGCCTGTAGCTACAACGCCTGTTTCCGCAGGTGCATTAGTCTCAGCAACGTCACCTACTGCTCCGCTTGCTTCAACACCCGTTAAAGCAACAGTTATGCTAACGGTTACGGTACCTACGTCGCCTACCGCTTGAACCCCGGTCAACGTTTCTGTTTTAGCAAAATCTACCGTACCAACTGCGCCTGAAGCTGCAACGCCAGTTAAAGCAACTGTACGTTCTCCAACCGCAACTGTACCTACCTCGCCAGATGCCGTAACCCCTGTTAAAGCAACAGAGCTAACTTCCGTGACTGATCCTACCGCGCCAGATGCCTGAACGCCGGTAAGAGCAACAACTATTGTCTGCCCCGCAAGCGAGGCAAACGGCGCTTCGGCAAATGCGGAGATACCGAACATGGCTACTCCGGTGAGTTACCCCACCGGCCCTATTAGGTTGTAGCCAGACGAATCAAAGCAGTCGAAGTGGTATTCGAAGGCATGGTAAGAGTAAACGTACCAGCGGTAATTGTCTGTGAGCCAAAAGTGTGGATACTTACAGTAGGGTATGCGCCAGCAGAACCTTGTGTAAAATTGTAAACCATAACCGCATCAAATGGTGTAGATAACGTTACGGTTGTATATGTAATGCTGGCAGAAGGTGTCCAGTATGCAGTGCCAGCAGTGGTTGATGTGTTAGTAGCTGACGGCGCGGTTGCGTTGGTAATAGCCACACCACCTGCGGTGTAACCCGTACCAGACACTTCGCCTGACATGGTGACTGAGCCAACCGTGCCAGTATAGTCAGTAGATGACGCATTAAACGTACCGCTGGCCAATAACAAAGCACCGTAAAAAGTGTCTGCTGCACCAGTAGCGCGGACAGGCGCGGTGCCAAAATTATGCGTACCAGTCATGAGTTCTTGCATGAACGTAGTAGCCATTGCTTGTGTATTTGCCATGTTAGGCTCCTTAGTTAAAAGATGCCGCCTCGGCGGACAGTGTTACAGATTTTTTTAATTGAACATGGGCAGAGCGATGCACAAGTTCTCCATCTAACCAATACTCCACCCATGTGGTTGATTCGTTGTCATTATCGACTGAACCTTCTTTTTTCTCAAGAAGAGATTCGTCCATTTCGCCTTTGGTGGTTGTGACCAATGCCATGTTTTCTCCTTATGTGATGCGAATAATCGCGTCTGAACTGTTTGCGGTTGGAAACTGTATTGTAAAGGTGGCTGTTGATGTTTTTTCAGAGCCAAAATCTAAAACACATACAGTTGGGTTAATGCCGCCAGACTTATAGATCAAAGCCCCGCTAGCAGTTAAAGCTGCATTCCAAGTAACATTGGAAAACGAAATGTACGTTGTGTTGTTTGCGGAAGTAGGCGTAACAGAAACGGGCAGTGCTATCCCGCCAGCGGTGTATCCTGTAGCTACAACTTCACTTGTTAACCCAGCGGTATACACAGCGGTATCAGGGCCTAGCGAAGCTGAACCTGTATACAGCGCAATCTTAAACGAGTCTGTTGTGAAGTTATAAACTCCATTCATTAACCCCGTTGCAAACGCATCAGTAGCGCCTTGTTGAATAGCCATCAGGTCACCGCCTGTCTATATTGACCAGAACGATATGCATCCTGACGTTCCATACCATCACCCAGACGTTTAGCCAACGCAAGCGCTTCTACATATTTTTGGTTATACAAGGTAATCATGTCGGGTTCACCTTTCATGAATGTATACGCTTCAACTAAAGAACCATACAACAACACTGTGTCAAAGTTGTCACCAAGCCACGAAGTGCCAGAAGTTACAATGGACTCTGGGTAGTAATAGAAATGAAGCTCTGCCGTGTAATTAGTATTAGGTGTTGGGCCAAGAATAAATGTTAGTTCAGTTGTAATTGAAGTTCCTGCTAATGCTGGGCCAAACAACGCGTAATATCTGGGTATGCCAGTATCTGTAGTTGGGTTGGGATACGCTTGACGAATGAAGTTAACGTCTTTATTAAGCAGGTACTCGTAGTTGCCAGACGAGTCAATCACCGCTAAAGAGTATGTAGCAAGATAGTCGTCTGGTGCTTTGAGGTACTTGTTGCCTGACTGAATATTACCCGTCATGTTTTTGCGCAAAAACGGAAACTGAACGTTGTTATAAATACGCTGTTCAGCTTGTTGAATAAAACGGTCAATCTGTTCCTTCGTGGTCTCAATAGCCCCGTCGGCCAGAGTTATATCCGGAAAGTTATTTTCCGTATATGCCTCAATAGATGCAACAAGCTGCGTATAGTTCATGCCATCGGGCCTCGTGACATCGTGCCTTTAGTAGCGCATCCAGTACCACGCATTTTGATACCAGTTGTCTTTACATCAGGGTTGTAACCATCACGGTTAATGTTACCGACAGACATGTTTACAGAGTCTGCGCGAGTAGGTTTAGCGCCGCTGTAGCCGTTACCCAGCTCAACTTTGCCACCATCCATGGTGTGTGGTGGAGCATAGACTTCGGCATTACCGACTTCTTTACCGCCTTGTTTCTGACTGAATTTAGCCATATCAACCGCCTTTTTTATAGGTAAAAGATGATTTCTTTTGGTTAGCCACTTTAGCCAGACCACGACCCAGAGATTTCATCTGAGCATTAGTCTTACCGCCTTTGGCAAACTTAGTCATAGGCTGACCTGGATGCAGCTTTTTCTCATGCTTATGCACGGCTCCAGCCATCATCTTCTTGTCTTGTTTCAAATCTGCTTTGTCCATATTAAGCTCCTTATGTTGTCGATATGGTAACTGTACCAACTTCTATGTTCAACACCAAGTAATTTGGTGTTAAAGGATCGTCAAAACTTCTTGAACCCCCTACAGGATTCCATCCCCACTGAATGTCCCGACTGCCCTGAGTTGGAAAACCAAACCCATCTGGAGCCGTGCTATTAGTGAGTAGAATCTGCAATCCGTTAGTTCCTGCCTGTGTATAGCTTACATCAGGACGCGGCTCTCGTACAGCTTGTGGATCATCCACGGGGTACATACCCAACTGCAACTGAGGCTGATCAGGATCCCAGCATTCAGGGCACACCTTTAAATTAAACAGGCGTGTCTTAATAATTTCTTTCTTCAGGTCTTTTAGCATAAACCGCTCATCACAGCGGTCACACTGAGCAATTGCATACTTGCCTGAGGAATATCTACTTGGCATGCATCACCTGTAGAACGATTGTCTTGGAACATAACGAGCAGGAGCCTTCTCGCGGTCTTCCTGTGACGCTAATGTCCATTGTTCTTCATAAGCGGCCTTAAGCATCACAATACGCTCCATAGGCACGTCAGGGCGTTTAGAACCAACGTAATAGGCTAAACCAGCTACCACGCAAGGAATCAGCCGGAATGGGATGTCTTGCACGTTAACGCCGTTACCAGCATCTTGCATACGGCGCATGCGCCAGTACACAAACACATACTGATCGCCAGGAGAGTTAGGCGTAGGCCACACGTTTACAGACGTTAGGTTATTAACCGTTACGGCTGCGCCAATTGCATGACCAGCGGCAGTTGTATTAGTGACGCCATTGTACTGACCACGATAACAATTAAGTAATTGATTACCGCTGACGTTAGCGTAGTAGATTGTTTCTGCGTCAATTGTGATAAATCCTGTGGCTGGTAGGCTCACTGTTGAACTGAGGGTAATAGTTGTATCTGTTGATGACACTGTTGCCGCCACCGTTGCCGTAGACAAATAACTTTCATTAGACTGCCGGTTAATCCATACCTGAATAGGACGACCTTGAGCCAATTTGTTTGGCAGCGTTGAGTACGTTGACTCAGAAATACGGCTGATGTTGATATCAATCTGGTTGGGTGTAGTCGCCTGTGTACGGATAACCTGATCCAACAAATCAATTGTAGTGCTAGGCAAAGCATAGACGCCTTGCCCGGTATTCATTACGAATTGGCCTTGCTCAATAGTCCATAAATTGATGCCACGGTTAGCCCATTCAATCGTAAGCATGTTGAAGGACCGGCGTGCGGTACGAAACTCATAGCCAGTACGAACCTCAAGACCCGCCCGCTCATATGCTTCCTCAACGATCTCGTTGAAGTCTAAGTTAAAGGTAGAGAGTCCTGAGGTTGAAGCCATTATCTAAATCCTGCTGTTTTCTTTGCAATCTTTTTAGGCTGCGCTACAAATTGTTTTCCGGCGGCTTTTCCTGTCCGCTTGGCTTTGGTCGTCGCAGCGTACTCAGCAGGGCTGAGACTTTTGATCGCAGCTTCTGGAAGATATCGCTCACCTGTTTTACTAGACGGTTTTCCACTTTTGGTCCTCCATTTCTGGTCGCCCCAATCTTTAAGGGATCGCTGTGGCGCTTTCAATCTCGGTAACCCCCACCCGCTGCCTTGTACTTCTTAGCAACGAGTTGCGCTTTACGTGCCGACCACTGACCTGCGCCAGTACCCTGCGTTGCTGCGGACTTCACTTGAGACACAATCTTCTTACGAAGACCGGGTTTTGTGTAATTGCCAGCAGCATTTACCTTGCCACCCTTTTTGTACTGGGTAAAGTCGGTGTCATCCCGTCGGGCTTTTTCTACGCCTTTAGGCATTTTAGAGGCGCGTATATCGCCCATACCACGGGATGCCAACATAATTACACCATCTTTCCGCGTGTTTTGCCTTTGGTACAGCAGCCATCAGCACGCTTAGAAGCCGAGCCAACAGAACCACCTTTAGCGTAGCCACGCTGACCACGAACTGCGTCACGCGGGTCTTTCTTTTCGGGAGCATATTCGGTATTACGCAAAGACTTTGTATACGCGGCTTCAGTAGCCGCATTCATCTTGCGGTCAGCCATTTCTTCCCGTGCTTGTTTTTCTGCTGGACTCATTTGAGGCTCCTAAATTAACAAGTTTTGCCGCCGCTCTTCATGGTAATCATCTTGCCTTTGGTTTTACCCTTAGACTCAATACCACCACCTTTAGCTGCGAAAATAGGCACTTTTTTGCCGTCTTTCATTTTCATAGGCATGCCGCCTTTTTTCATGCCCATCATGGAAGTATCAGCCATAGGAGTAGGCTTCTTCATGCCATCCTTAGCAGTGCTCATACCTTTTTTCATCACGGGTTTACCCATACTTGTAGCCATATCACCACCTCTTTTAAAAGATTTGCCTTTATCGGCATTGTTAAACTCTTTACCCACGGACTGTGGGACTCCCGC